TTCAAGCAGAGATTGATGCAAAAAACCCAACTAAACCTGGCCAATACACTGGTAAACCTGTTCCTTTAGATCAAAAAGAAAGAAGACCACCTGAAGTTAATGACAATCGTATTGAAGCAATCAAAGATAAACTGACATCATCAGATTCAGAGGATCTAATGTTAGAAATTATGGGTGCACTAAACAATACGGTAGAAGCAATACCTAGTGTAGGAAAGTATTATACCTTTGTATATAATGCTCAGACTGCTAAACAGTATGATCAACATCCTCTAGTGGCAGTTACAGATATATTCTCTTGGGGATTCAGAGGAATCAATTTTCACTGGCAATCATCTCGTAATTACACATGGAATGAACTAGCAGGTCAACTCTATATGGTTAAAAGTATTGAGTTAGATGACCTACTCGCAATACCTTATGCAAAGTTTATCACTAAATAAATAAAAACCCTGTAAATGTCAACCAGCACTAACAGTTCTAGTTGGGTAAGAACCTATACGAAAGACGACGCAACCAAATACCAAATAGCATACAGATCCAATAATACATGGAAAGTAAATGCTAATGGGAAGGCAGTGTCTGGTTCTTTTACAACCAACTTACAGGTAGATAGAACAGCAATTGATGGTGGTGTGACAGGTGGTGGATCAGGAACAACATGGACGACTGCAGCAACAAGAGGGCCTGGTGCGAATGGAGTGTGGGAAAGAAAATACATGGATGATGAAGATACAACTTTAGGTTTTGTATTACCTGATGCTAGTTGGTCTGATCTCAATGATAGAAGCAGTGATTTTAATTCACAGATTAATAATATAAGTGCGAATGCAATCGCAAAATACTTTATAAAACTTGGTTATGGTAAGGGTGGTGGCCTAACATCACAACTTGGAGCGATGAGAGAAATAGCTAGAAGTCAAGGATCTAATAATCAAGGTGATCCATCTGATGAAACCACTGGTGCTAATCAAAATCTTAGAACATTAGCAGATGATGAAAAAGATAGACCCAGAGAAAAATATGGATCACGTTATACTTACTATTATCCAACAGCACTTGCTTATAATCGTGATCAAGATAAAATGTCGATATCTGTTTTAGAATATAAACCAAGACCAATAAAAGGATTTAAGATAGCAAAGAGTCGTGACAAAAGTGGTAGACAAGGTTATACATCACGAGTCTTAGGTAGTGTTTATCTACCCGTACCTGGTAGTGTGCAAGATAGTAATAACGTGGATTGGAGTGCAGATAAAATGGATCCAGCAAAGCTTGCTATTGCAAATGCTTTCTTTGAGAATGTGCAAAAAGGAAGTGGTGCAATAGATGGATTAGTAGATAGTTTAGAAACTATTACCAAACAAGTTGGTGAAAATTCTGGTGAGGTAAAAACTGGAGTTGCAGCGATGCTAACTAAGGCTGCAACTGGTGGTAGTGTATTGACAAGAACAACTGGTGCGATTGTGAATCCTAATATGGAATTACTTTTTAGTGGCCCAACATTAAGACCATTTACTTTTAGTTGGAAAATGAGCCCTAGAGATTATGAAGAAGCAGAAATGATAAAGAAAATAATTAGAATGTTTAAACAATCACAGGCAGTGAAGAGATCTGAAAGTATGTTGTTTTTAAAATCACCAAAC